CAATAGTATTCATTAGAGGCTTTGGGTGATACATCACTTAAAATCATTAAGATAAGTACCAGATAACCACTTTTGCTATTTTCAAACACCTACTCGATATGCGAAACAGTTTTTAGAGATGTCGCTCCGATACATCACATCCATGTGGCAACGGGTATTATTGCCGGATATCGTGATTACTATCACCACTAACTCGCTTTGTCCCCGCCTCTAAAGGTCGACACGGTGTGTAGCAATTTCAAATTGTTCGGGTTTGGTAACGCTGTGCAAATCCCGCTAGAAAGCGGTTGACTGGAGTGGTTTGTGAAGGGGTTGTATCTGTTGGGTAACTAATCCAAACGCCTATCCTGTTCTCATCTCAGGACTATCGAAGGCACTATGAACCTTGGCTTACATTACTGTCAGATACAAAAAGAGGACTTAGGCGGAGTCTATCTGGTGAAGCTAACAAATGCGTAATGGTGGCACAAATTTGTTACAGATAAACCCTACCTAAATCCTCTAGTCTCTTCGGGCTTCACTCCAAATCAACGCTTATATTATATCCCCATTTTCACGAATAAGCAAAAATGGGGTGGGTTTTACTTGTTTACATGCTTGTTTTCATGATGGGCGCAATCTAAAACCTTTTCTGTTAGCCAACTTATTGCGTAAGCCCAATGCTCGTTTGTGCCAGTCTTGTCGAAATCAACCCCTTTGGTGTTAAACATAAAATCGACAGCGTGAAAAACCTCATGATTAAGCGTTGGGATTGGTAGTGAGTAATCTTCATGCTCAATGTAAATTGCAATGTCAGTATCGCTCATTATCGCAGTGCAGCCTTCAGTTCTATCACCCAAAACCATACCAAACTTTCGTTTTGCAACATCCTTGCTAAATGATACATAAAACCTCTGACTGTACATTTCGCACACAACTTTGTGGTAAATGTTCATCTCAACCACCCATTACCATATAAATACCAATACCATACTTGACCAATAGACAGGCGAATAGCGTGTAAGCTAAGTTTGTTAGTGCTGTGTTCATAACTTAAGTTCCGCGATGAAATTACCAAGGCAAACAAAAGCCATACCAAGTTGAAAAGCGCATGTTATCATTCTATCAGGCTCGACAACGCCAACAGCATGAAGAATAAACGACGTAATTATCACGACAAAACAAATTCCGTAAAAGTATTCCATAATCTACCTCTCCCACTCTAATGGCGCTATCTCATCAGCACCGATAATCTGTAAATAATCCGTTACATCATCATGATTGCTAGCGTAAAACTCGCATTGCCCGTCTTCGTTGATGACGTCGGTTGTTTCTTCTTGGTTGTTTCTGGTTATGTAGAGTTTCATTTCACGCACTCCATCCAAAGTATACCTCTAACGTAATCACCACCAGCATCAGAGCAATCAAAGTAACCACGAAGCATAAGGGCTATCGCAATCGTACAAATGAGTGACGCAATAAATAAAAATAGATTCTTACTCATACCAAAAACACCCCCACAGCTACGCCTAAACAAAAGGCTATGATTACCGCATCTTTAAATATGTTCAGCATAATCCCAACTCCTTCTCTATCATTCTATTCTCAATATCACTGCGCGCTTTCTGGCGGTTGATTAGCTTTGGTTTGGTTAGCTTGTCCAGTGTTGTGCGGCGCGGTTTGAACGGCTGTACAATGTAATGCGTTTCAGTTTTAGTTTTCATAACACGCCCACTCTTTTGTATGATTCAACTTGACGCTTGCGAACTACGCGAGGCTTTTCATTGTTACGCTTTGCCACTTCCCAAACTTTACCCGTAGGCTCTGAGCCAGTGTTTCCGCCAAATGCGATTGATTTATTTGTGTTTGCTACGTTGTACATCATGGTTGCTTCCTCTATCTATACCAATCATTAAATGTGTAATGAATTTCTCTACTAACATCCGCGTTAAGCTCGCCCTTGAATCTTGCAACAAGCTTAACGACCTCTTTGCTATTTAAATTTAGCTTATCGCCAATCTCAGATGCACTAACAGTCCCTTTCTCTTGAAATAGGTCAGCAAGTTGAATTAACTTTGGTTTTTCTGTTTTAACTTCTCCAGTTGGATTTAGTATCCACACACCCTTTCTAACCTTGTGTATGCTTTCGTACTTTCTGTGAAGGTAGTAAAGCACTCTCGCAACATGAACGCGACTAACACCGATTGCCTCGGCAACCATTTGATTACTTACGCGACAGCCCTCTTGAGATTGCAAGTAGGACATAGCTCTTTCGTTATGTGTCATTTCTTAACTCTCTCTATCTTAAATGCTCTCTCTGAACCTCTGCCGTATGCCTGAACCTTTGCCATGCCTAAGTCTTTTAATCGCTTAATTGAGCAATGGATAGCGTGTCTGTCGCGGTTTAATATCTCTGATATCTCATCTAGTGACCACCATTCCCCAGTGTCGGCAACCAAATCCAAAACGTACTCATAAGCAAACTTTGCTCTAGGTTGGTGGTACTTTGGCAAGTAATAGTGCCTTGTGTCACCGTGACCAATCTTTTGCGCTGGCGTACCGCTTCTTGTTAGCTCATTGATTGCATCGCGTATCTGGTTTTCTGTTAGCCCAGTTAGTGAAACAATTTCACCCTTTGTACGAGGCTCTGTTATTACCTCTAGCACTCTAGCTACTATTCTCATTTTTTGACCACCTTCTTATGCATTGCCAGCACAGCAGAGTGAACAACATCAGCCTTACTTACCTTACCGATAACATCAGGCTTATCCTGCATAACTTCAGCAATCTCATCGATTAGCTTATGAGTTGCTTTATGTAGTGACGCTTGTTTATGGTTTGACATATTGACTCCTATTTCGTTGTGTTGAGGTAAATTTAGCTTAACCCAATACAAACGTCAATAAATTTATTTTACATTTTTATATTGACACCAACCACAACCAAAGCCTATGATTAACCCATCAAAACAAACGAGGATAGATAGGATGAAAAACGCAGATAAACCAGCAAGTCCAGTTTTAACTTACGAGGACTACGAGTGCTCTGATGGCCTTCCTGCTGGTTACTCGGTAACAAAGCAGCGAGTTGTTAGTCATGGCGGCCTAACAAAGCGCGAGATGTTCGCCATGCATGCGATGCAGGGTCTTGTGTCAAATAATATAGAAACAACCAAGCTCTATTTAAGTTCGACTGGTGAGGATGATATTAGCGTTATGTTTGCAAAAATGTCTGTTGAATTTGCCGATGCACTACTAGCGGAGTTAGATAAATGAAGCATAAGCATTACGAAATGATTGTAGCTAAGGCTGCGAATATGGAATTGGTTGTATTTGGAAAATCAAAGGTGGACAAGGCTACTGGTGAGCCTATTGGGTGGTCAATTCTTTGTGAGAGCAATGAGATGAATTGGCTTACTGATGAGGGCAGAGAGCTATTTCTCTGCCTACCTCAACACAAAGAGGCTTGCTTGCACTGGCTTAATGGTGGGGAATTGTACATTAACAATGGTAAGGGCCTGGGTGAAGGTAATTACACTCTGAGCATAGATATACACAATCCACTAGCTGATTTCATAGGCCATCCAGAGTATCAATTCCGCATCAAACCCAAAAAGGAAAAGCGCTGGATTGCGGTTAATCCATTAACTGGTTCTGTTGAGTTGTTTGGTGATGAGAAGGTGCTTGATAACTGCCTTATTTGCCCTGAATACAAATCACACCAGAAAATCGAAATAGAAGTAGAGGTTTAAATGAAACTACGCATAACAAGACGAATAGGGCCCTATGGTCGTGTTTACGAGTTTAGAGGGAAGAAGAAGTGAGTGATTTACTTAAAGACTTAAAGATAGATTGCGAAAAGGTGATTCAGAATCTGGTTAACACAGGGTGTGATGAAGCTTGGTCTATCATAAAGCTTAACAATATGATTCAAGATATTGATGATGCACTAATTGAGAGTTGCATGAATTGCCATGGAAATGAGTATGTAATTGATATTCATGACAACAAGTGGCCTTGCAGCGAATGTAAACCACAACCAACCATTGCCGACTATCTTGAAGCTAACAAAGAAATGATAGATAAGACTGGGTGCAAGGTTGTTACTGTTGCGAGTTTGAAAAAGTTTGGAGGTTTGGATGATTAAAGCAATATTAAACTCAGCTATTGGTTTGTTTTTCTTTGCGATTTACATGGTGTTAGGTTTGGCGGTTATGGTGCTGCCAGTTTTGCATAAGGTGTTGTGATGTATATTGAAATAACTGAATCGGTAACGATTGATGAGGGTGTAAATGAAGATGGTGAGATTTGCATTAATGTAATAGGTGCTCACGAAGAATCTTACGCATACTTAACAAGAGAGGATGTAGAAAAGATACTGTCTATATTTGACCAGTAAAATCAAGCCCTCAACTAAGAGGGCTTTTTTTATGAGCGAGGCAAGTCTAATTCGCCTTCATACCACGTTAGCAAGCTTGTGATATCTTGCGGTTGTGTATCAAGCGATGTTAGGCGTAGTAGGTAGGCTGTGTTTGGCTTGAGAATCTTCTCACGACCAACAACTGTACCTGTCACGCCTTTACCTTGGTTTGACTGGTTGCCAATAAGATGTTCAGGTGCGAATGCTAGAGTTCCATCAGCTGTAATTGTTGCGCCAACAATGATTTGAGATTCACCAACAACTGGATTGATTCGCGTTGCGTTCTGGTAATCAGCTTCAGTTCCGCCTGAGTAAGTTGGAGCCTCGTAGATAAATGTGCTAACACCACCACCAGTGTAACTAACAACGCGGCCTTTTAGTGAAACAGGCTTTGAGCCAGTTAGAAAGATTGTGTCGTTATCTGCTCCAGCAGGAACACCAACCAGAAGCGTAGAGCCTTCGTGTTGTGCACCAAGCTTTGAGTTGGCCTCTACATAGGATTGCACGGTAATAGCGCGCATTCCTTCATATAGGCCTTCCGGAGTTTGCAACTCCTTGAGTAAGTCATTTCTTGTTACCATGGTTAAATCTCCTTATGAATACCATGTAAGAGTATACAAAAAAGCCCCCTAATGTAAGGAGGCTTTTGGTTAGTCTGATTTGCGCTTACGCTTTGGCTTTTCTGCACCTAACGCAACCGCTTTATCAGTGTAGTATTTATCACCGCTTATGATTTTAGCGCCTTTAAAGTTTACCTTTGAGAAAGTAAAGGGATGAACTTCAATCTCGACGCCAGAAGATAAGCGGCACTTTAGCACCGCTTCCATAAGCCACCTACAGAGTTGTTACACGTACGCCAGCCGTATCTTTAAGGCCAAGGTTAGTTACGCGAGACCAGTTAGCAGGAAGAGCGATAGCTGCGTCGTTAGGCTTAGTTACAGCGGTGTTCCATGTGTAACCTTTAACTCCTAAGCCAAATGTAGCCTCAACCTTCATTAGCTGCTTGGCATTCTCTTCGGTTAGCTCAGTGGTATTATATACGCGCATGTCACCTTGGTCTTCTACAGCTAGACCACCAGCAACCAAACCAAGTTGGTGATAGTTCTCTGTGCCGCCGTTATCAAAATGAAGAGCATCTGAGTCGGTCATGATTAGAGGTCGACCAAAGCCGTCAGACATAACCTGAACATTACCAAACTCAAATAGACGGTTAGAGTTAGCAAGAGCATTGCCGTAAATGTCATTCATTGACTTAGAGTGCATTACCCAGCAAACAATTGAGCTTTGACGGTCGCCAAACTTAGCAGCACCAAGGTTTAGAGACTCAAGTGATGCGGTTCCGGCGGTGCCGTCGTAAATAACATCTGCATCATCAATTGAAGCAACACCAGCCGCTAGAATTGAGTTTAGATGGTAAGCCATTGCACCTTCAGCCATTGCTTCACCAAAAGCGGTACCAGCAATAGATGGATCGCGTTGAGTGTAGTCAAATGCAGTGTTGGTGTAAGAAATGTTTGGAGTACCCAAACCAACTTTAACCTCAACTTGCAAAAGTTCCGTTAGCGCATGCTCGGTAGCTGCTGCTGTAGATGATGCATCACGGTTGCCAACTAGAGATGCAAGGTTTTCAAACTGAGACTTTGACTTGTAGTCGCCAGAAAAACCAGCCACGCGCATTTGAATTGCGTTACGTGTAGCAGCATTAAACAGATTTACGTTTTGCTGGTACGTGGTAACAAATGAATTGTAAGCGTATTCGTTGAATACTTGAAAATCGCCTAATGCCATAATATTAACCTATTCTTTGGATTGGATTGTTTCTTAGATATTCAGCCTTTTGCTCTAGCGTCATATCACGATATTGCGTACCAGAAGGAGCCTGACCCCCAGAGTTACCGCTTGCACCGATACCCTTAGTATCAGGGGCTTTCATCATTCCTGACCATGTAGGGTCTGTTTTTGCAAACTCTTTAAAATCAGCAGTGCTGTTAAATTCCTTATCGCCATGACGGATGGTTACTTTCTTTTGACCATCTTCGCCATAGCTAACTTCTGTATTTGCAGTCAATAAAGCTTGCGCCGCCGGTGTGAAGTTTTCATGAACACCTCGCATGATGTCAGAATGAACTTCAGATAAATCTCGCTGCTTAAGTGCATTTTGTGCTGTTTCCGCTTGAAGCTTCATCTCTGCTGTAGTGTTGGCTAGTTGCTCCTCATAGTGAGCCTTTAAGCCGTCCATATCACCAACAGCCTTAAGTCGAGCCTCTTCTTTATCAGCTGCAAGTTTGCGTGCCTCTTCTGCTGCTCGCTCACTTTCGCCAATCTCACCTTTAAATCTGTTAGCTTGATTCATCCAATCATCGCGACTGTCTTTCAAACCTTTTTCATTTGCTGAAACCATCTCAGCAATTTCTTCTGGAGTCTTATCGGCAAAGTCTGCCGCTGTAAGTTCCTTATAGCTCATTCTGCACCTCATGCATTAATTTTATGTGCGACCTGACCGCACGGTGTAATTATAACATTCGTAAAGCGAAGTTTACAAATTACTGTTTAACAGACCTAATTAATCTACCTAGTTCATTATCTTTCTTTTGCATTTCGGTCAATGTTAATGGTTTAAGGTTTTTCTCATCTATTGTCATCTTGGCGAATGAATCGGGAGTGATTGAACCCTCTTTGATGCCTTTGCGGAATGCTTTGCCTAAAGTTGGGCCCATAATGGCGTCTTGTGAGGCTGCATCTAGATTTTTCATTGCTTCGTAGTAGGTTTTCTTGCTCGACGTAGTGCCAGGTTCAAGCAATCCACTTTCAGCGTCGCGAAAGTTTTCCGGCCTTTCTCCGCCATCGTCTTCGTGTTTATAGCGTGAGTCGACTTCGGGTATGTTTGCTGTCCTGCAATTTGGATGGAATGGTGCAAATGCCTTTCGATAGTTCGGGTCTGTTTTTAAAACAACTGTATTATCGATACCTCGGCAATACTGCGAAGTCTGACTATCTAAAGTTGCAATTCTGCGCGTCCCAATAACAATTGGTTCTTTAGCAAAGTAAGTCTCACGGGCAATGTTTGCATAGTGGTTGGTTCCGGTCTTTGCGATTGCTTTAGCTTGCTTGCGAGTCTTAACCACTCGATTATCAACTTCAGACATAACCTTCGCTGCAATCTCTCGCGTAGTTGTGCCGCTTACAAAGCCTTGAGCAACGATGTTATCTATTTGCTCTCTATTCTGCCTAACGTAGTTGTTAAGCATCTGCGTGTAAGATGTGTAAGAGTCATCACCAAGCTTAATTAGAGTGTTGTTAGCGTTTGTGCGGATAACTGACTTAGACACAGCAGCAGCTTCTGTGGCTTGGTATAGACTGGATATGGTTTTAGCTTGAAAGTCTGCCTCATAGCTTCCTAGGTCTGCATTGTTTGCCTTTAGAGAATCCGTATAGCCTTTCAGCTCCTCAGTAACAATGTCAGCAATATCACTGAGTAACTTCTCACGACGGTTAGGTGTTAGATTTTTGCCGACCTCACGATTAATGCGAGCACTAATGCGCTCGCTCATTGAATCGATAAATGGTTTCGACTCGTTACCATATTGCGCAGCTAGGCGCTGTATATAAACGCCATGCTGAGCCTCAATAGCTGTTAGCTCCTCGTTAATCATTAAACCTCTCCATTATGGCAGATGCAATTCTTTGGTCTGTTATTTCTGAGCACAGCTTTTTTGCATAAGAAAGCTTCTTAACCCTCCAGGCCTCATGCGCAGAGTTTGGGTCCTTATATATGCCAATATATTCTTTTATTCCAGTGTCAGGATTGCTACACGATGCAGTATAGTAAACGCCATCACTGTGCAACGCTACACCTATAGGCAGCTTCCCTCTTGCTCTTCCGTGGTCATTTAGGAATCTGTTTAGTGATTTCGGAACAAATGCACATGTCTCTGGTGAATAAATCTTTTCACTTCCTGAGAGTATGTCTTTATCAAGCTCCATACCTTTCCAGTCTTGCTTTTCCATCCACAACTTAAAGTTAGAAAATGTGAGCCACTCATCGCAAACTTTACATCCTGCATAGGTTGGGTTTTTCTTGTTTGTCTTTTTGTTGTAGCACCTTTCAAGCATTGATTTCCATCTAAAATAAAATGGACACCTAACTTGCTTACGTTTTCCGTCGACAACAACCGTAGGTGCTACTTTGTAGTCGGCGTCATTAATGCCAACTCCGTGAACCAATCTTTTCATATCTATACCCTCATAGATTCCCGAATTGAAGATTGAGGCAACACGCTTCGGGTGTGACATGCTTTCAGCCGCTAAACCTAGCCTCAACATAAATACTACTGATTACCTCTCAATTCTTCAAGCTCAGATTTGGCATTGTCTAGCTCCATTCTAAGCTGTGCAACCTCTTCAGTGTCGCCCTGCGTTGGAGCTTCGTCTTCAAGGTCTTCTGCTAGCTCTTCATTGGTTTTCATTGTCCAATTAGCTTTACGCTTAACAGTGTTTAGTTCGTCAAGTGTTGCGCCGCCACCCTGGAAGATTGTAAATGCCGCCAATACATCCTGAGCCGTTAAGTTATCAGTAACAAATTGATCATTAACCATCACCTTAACTTCATCATTGACACCCATAAACTCAGCAGCCTTATTAGCGCACCAAGTTAATCCGGAAGAGATGTTATTAGCAATACGCTTAAGTTGTGATGTAGATGCGTTTGATTCGATTTCCTTAGCGCCTAGAGTTTGATTTGTTGCAGAATCCTGAACCACTTGAGCGCCTAGCATAATCATGCGCTTTTCAACTCTATCCATTTCAGTAGGGATAGCGCCGGTTGCTTCAATCTGAAGAATTTCAACCTTATCACCCTGCTCAAGCATGTTTACACCCTTAGCGCCAACATCTAAGCCGTTAGGGTTCATCTCGTTGAACTGGTCGATATCCATTGATGAGTAAACGTTAGTCATCCCCTGGCCGTGATAGTGAAGGTTCTCCAGGTTGTCACAGCTCAACTGGAAATGCCCTAGGTTCTCATGCGACAAATCAAACATTACCGGTCGGTCGTATGTAGGCTTGTTGTTTTCTGAACCGATAAACTGGAACGGGATATAATCAAGAGTCTCGTTATCAATTTTAGGTTCAATAACATCCATCCATTCACCCTCGCGCTTAATGCGAGATGTGTAGACGCCATTAATCAACTCAAGTCTGCGTAATTGCTCTTTCTGCTCGTACTCATCACCATTCTTTTCCCAGTACAGCTCAATCAGGTCCACCAGTGTTAACTTACCGCCGCTAACAACGTGATTTGGGATTGCTTCAGCGCGATAACCAACAAGGCGAGACTGATTCATGCCACTCAGTGTGCGACCTTCATTATTTGGTGGGTCAACTAACACACCGTAACGCGCAGTAACTAAAACCTCAGACGCAATCTCTAAGGCGAAGTCCATCATTGTTGCGCCTTCGCTATCTACATCATCGATAAACGCCTCCATTGAATCAGAAGCTTCGATATCTACAGGTTTAGCGCCAATCATACCCACATAAGCATCATGCGTGCGACCGGTAATGTTAAAGAATCGACCACGCGCAAAGTAAGCTAGTCGACGCTTACTAACCGCATCGTAATTATCATTTGTAATTCGATATGACGGAGCGACTAGGCCAAAATAACCTTGCTCCGAATCAAGAAGCTTAATAACCCCTTGCTTACCACGAATAGCCGCACGTACTTGCGCCCACAATGGCAAATTTTCTGTATAACCTTTGTCTAATTTTGTTTCCATCATATTTACCCGTGTATTGCGAAGCGTTTGCGCTGTTGTTTAACTAGGTGCGGACACGCTGCCATGACAAATGAGTCTGATAAGTCGTGAGACTTCTGTAATCGTTTCTTTACATCTTTCTTGGATTCTACCATATCAAGACCACGTTTCGAATAATCACTATGAGGCTCACATAGCTCTGCTTTAAGCTCTTCAAGATTCTTAATCTCACTTGATATGGAAATCATATCAGACACATCAAACTTAGCGCCCTTTTGCACTGCGTTATATGTATTCTTCAATCTATCAGCCACATCACGCCAAGCCTGAGCTTTAAGGTTCTCAAACTTCATCTTATTGGTAATCTTAGGTGAGTATTCGCGTGTAGGGTTAAACACCTCGCCAGCTGCGTTAAACTTAGAGTAGTTTGATTTATTGGCCTTCTTGAGAATAGCACCAACACCCGCACCAACACCGATTGAATCGTAAGACATATGGCCGTTAGGTTTAACATGCGAATAAGCCCTTAAGCTACTCACATCAAGCTCATCTTCTCGCGCCTTCCATACATCCATAGACTCAGCAAGAGAGCCATTAAAGACCGTTACAGCGTTTCTATCATCACCGCCATCAGCAACGTCATAACCAACGTTACATTTGCCAGTGAAATCTAGGTTTAGCTTAATATGAGCATCTACAGCAGCCTCAACCCATGAGCGCTTGATGATTGACGAATCATCATCTGTCAATGGAACGCCAAGGTAAATGTGCGTAGCTAACTCATAGTCTTCTTCAAATTCATTCCCAATATCTTTCAATGCACCCTCAGTTAAGAACCCATTGCGATCGTAATTGATTTGATGAACTAGAAACCCTTTAGGCGGCGAAGCAACCAGTCTAATGTAACTGTAGTCACTAGCTAGGAGAGGGTTAAGCGTAAACCACATCTCAGCACCTTTGTTACGCATAACTGTAGGTCGGATAGTAGTAAACATCTGCTTGGTTAGGTTGTGACTCTCTTCATTCCACCAGACATTAGCACCCTCAAATGATTTAATCTCATCGATGTTACGCGCAATACCATAGAACCTAAATAGCGAACCATTAGTCTTGTGCTCAATAGCATCAGCATAAATCTTGAAGTTATTCTGTAGGCCGAAGTAATGAATCTTATCTTTCAGAAGAGAATAAACCGAATCAGCAATACGGTTTTGGTACATACGAGTGCACAAAAATCGCTGAGGCATAAAGTTAGCCCTAGCGATTGCCATACCTGCAACGTCATGTGATTTGGAAGACATTCGACCACCATGCAGTACGCGACCTATTACATCATCACCATCTGGCGTAACAGTAGTCTCCCAAAACTCTCTAAGCTCAGGATTTAGTGTTGGTTGCATAGAAGTCACTTAGAGTTACAGGCTCTTTAGGTGTCATCGTACCATCGGATGAAATGTTATCTTGCTGAACCTTGTCAGAGTAACCATGTTTGGTTAGCATCATCTTGGCAATTGGTGAGTTAAACTCCCCAGACAGACCACCAGCAATCAACTTACCCTCTTGAAGCTCCTCAATCTGCTCTAAGATGTCCAGAAAGACTTTCTTATCCTCATCCTTAGCCCATGAATAAACAGTGCTCTTAGAGCGCCCTATGTGCTTACAAAGCCCTACAACTAGTGGAACTGTATCGGGGCAATTATCAACATAATCCTGCGCTAATTCTAATACCTCTTCCGTGTAGGTAGTTGGTCTACCTGTCGCCATATCAATCACCTTATGATTAAATTTATCCGCCTAACGAATGTGTAAATTATATCACCTTAGCTAGAAATGGAAAAACCCCGAGTTAACGGGGCTTGGTTTTATGGCATAAAGTAAAGCTCATCGCCTTCTTCATCTCTTATAACTAACTCTTCTGCGTGCAGTTCGATGCTCTCTTTGTCGTTATTGCTTATTACTTCAACTCTCGATGTTGGATACATGTCGTACTCCATGGCAATGTTGTTCATTTCCTGAACCACTTGCCATGCGTCCTTTGCATCCCTTGCAGCAAAATAAGAATCGCTGCCACCGTGAACTATCCATAATTTATTATCCATCTTAATCACCTTTGCTATATTTTGTTTTATCTACAATTAACAAGTAGTCAGCCTTGTGGTTGGTGCGTGACTCATCACAAAACAGGGTGAAAGTGAATACAGGCCTGTTATTTGCCTCTTGCACGTAGCAATACAAATCATAAGCCGATTCTAGCCTTTCGCGCTCTTTGCGTTGCTCTGGAGTTTCTGGTTTATCTTTCAGCAACTCTGACACCCAAAACTTATCTAAAATTACTCGACTACCATTCGTTATGCATTCACATACAGCAATTGCGTTATTACCACTCAACCCAATAAACTTAATCTCATCATGAGTGCAGTTTTCAACATAAACGGTATCGCCATTCTTCCATTCAACTACTTGAGGGTTATCCAATTCTGCTGCGCGTAGTACGTAGCGAACGTTGTCATATTCACCAGGAGCATTCCAATCTATACAGTCAATCTCATTAACCTGATAAACTTCTTGAGATATGGAACTAAAAATAAAATCACCAGCAACAAATTCATGACCATCCTTTAGGAATTCTTCAGATGTAACGCAGTAATCAGCAGGTTTACACAACCTCCAGCCATTAGCGAAGTGACTTGTTGGCGATTCCTCTACTGCGTGAAACTTACCTACATTACTAACTAAGATATCCATTGTTGGATTAGCAATCTTAGCTTCTTGATATGTGTTATATGTTTTCATTACTCCACCTCTAAATAAAAATACTTAATCAAATCAATACCAGCCATTTGCGCGTAGTTACTTCTATCTACCCATCGCTTTTCTTTATGGGCTAGTAACATGTGTTTTATGTAGAAATCCATTACTCTTCACCCTCCACAATATCCACAAACTGCATTAGAACGCCTGAGCCCCATATCTTTTCTATTAGGCGATAAACTAGGGCCATTTGCCTTTGTTTAATTGTCATAAATCAACCTCTGATATAAACAAGCCCATCATCATCAATTGAAACATCACTTACAGATACATTCCTGCGTTTAGCTACACCTCGAATCACACCGTCCAACTGCCTATCATGATCATCCTTAAGTCGTCTTATTTCCTGCTTCAATTTATCAACTTCTGACTCCATTGGGTTTGGTATGCAATCATGACCATGAGCCATTCCGTAGTTATCATGAGCGCCTTCCACCCAGCTGCACACAGTTTCTATTTGCTCATTAGTTGCTTTAATCCCAGCATCTTCCATAGCTTCTGTAACACACTCTTTCCAGTAATCCATTTCTCTATCCTCTCTGTTTGTTTTGATTAGTATTGCGAAGGTTTAATGAAAGGACTATTCGACTATTCCGTTGTTTACTTCGGCTTTTTCGAAACAAAAAAAGACCCAATCAAAAGACTGGGTCAAAAGGATAGAGTAGTTGGATAGATGAAGTGTGCGCTTCATGGTTTGAATGTAAGCTTATTAATGGATGATGTCAAGATACAGCAGCTCACCATACTCGCTAATGATTGATGCAAAGCCGCCTTGTGAGTCGTAGTAAACAATCTCGCTCTCATGCTCTACGTCTAAACCTTTAATAACTCCTCAGAGTTAATCATCTTGGTATCGCTCGTCAAAGTCGCAATCTCCGAACATCCACGATTGCGCTTTTTTCGATTAGATTAAACGGGCGTGCTTCCGCCGCTTTCTTTATCATCTCCAGACGATTTTCCCGTTGCTCTTCTGACTGCGTTGATTGCTTCTGTGGTCTCGCCATTGTCTAACATCCTCTTAACTATCGCGTCGATCATCTTATCTTCAGATATCTTATTGCGACGGTGGTTTGAATAAGCATTCCAGATAGCGCATGAGGCGTACACTAAACCAAATCCTACAGTAGCTATCACACTGATTGCCGTTGCGTTATTCCCTATTACCGTCATCAGGCCCGTTGTTGCTCCAGCTCCTAATGACGCATTTTGTACATTTGAGATTGTGTCGCTCATTTCTTTCAACCAAGAATTTAATTAAACCGAATACCAGTGTCGCAAGCTGTATAATACATATAGAAAATATCGGGTTTGCATTAATCCAGTCTATTACGTTGCTCATTGGCAAAATCACCTGACAAGTAAACTAAACCCCAGACAAGGGTAGCTACAACAACCAAGATGATTATCATTGATAAGTAAACTAAGCCCATATGCCAACCTTTTTCTTTAATTATACTCTTCGGTAGCCTAATTCTCAATCAAACCCATCTTTCCTGCGTTGACTTCTAGACCTTCTTGATGTTCTGCATCTCATAAGTAGCATGTGATTCGGTGTGTGGTAAGGGCTGCAAGAGATATCTACGTAAAGCCTTTGCACTGTTCCTTGCATGATTGCACCAACCACCAGCGTGATACACAGGCAGTAAATTATAGTTTTCATTGTCTCTATCCTGGAAAATAAAGCCCCATCGCGAAATTTATATGGGGCTTCAGAAATTATCCACACCTGTATCAGAGGGTTAAGCCTTCTTTACGACTTAACAAGGGAATGCACGCTTCTCAGAGTTCATGGTAAGGTTATCTATCGACAAGCTTGGTAGATTTAGACCAACCTCCCATCATGAAACTTTTCGTTCAATTAGGTCAATTTGCGCACTCAAAATTAGCATGCATGAAATCACCAATGACTCTATATCTCCATTCGGCCTAAGTGAAAACAACAAGACAGCTATGATAATTTTTACAATTGAGAAAACAATACTCAGCATATTAGTTACCTTTTAATTTGCGTGGAAGAGTTGTGACAACAAACCCCACAACGCAGCCAGCCAACATCCACCATGAAGAGAAATAAGACCATAAGATTGTTAGAAATAGCGTAATTACCGCAAACTTATCAGTAGCAAAGAAAACAAAAACGCTTCTCGTATAACTCACCAAAGCCTCCTAACCAGCAATATAAACAATTAATGCGAATGCTAGCGCTATTGATGCGTAGATATACACAGGCTTAACAAACACGTTTAAGTATGGAATAAAAACCGTCACACCATGACTCTTTGATGCTCTCCAATCCTTAACTCGCAGGTAAATAATACTTACTGCTAGCATAAGGCCAGCAATAACACTTAACACGTAAAGCACACTTTCAAAACCATCCATCACAATTCCTCTCTCGCTAGTTTATTTTTGTAGTAAACACCCTTTGCACTTCTTCTTGCATGCTCGCTGCCGGGTATTACTTTCATTTGTGGGCTTACACTTCCTGGTCGCTTGTTCTTGCCTTTGCGCTTCGTCATTAGGCATTACCTCAATCTTATCTACGTTCATTAGTACTTCTTCCCGCCTTCTTTCTCGCGATTTTCACGCTTATGGTCGGCTCTATGTTTATTGTACTCAACTTTTTCTAGGATGATTTGGTAAAGGTCAATGCTTTTAAAATCACACCAAGAAAAACAAATTTCAACACATGCAGAAATTCCATCTCTAACATCGAAGTCAGCGATTTTATTCTTATCAAGGTAGTGCTGAAACGTTTGGGCTACACCATTGTGAAGCCTAGCTATCAACTCAATACCATCATACTCTTCATAATTTATTTCAATAAAATCATAGCAAGCTTCTGGAGTGGAGTGATTTTTGCTACCCAACCAATCAAGACAGCGAATAACAAAGTCAGCAAGCTCAACCTGAAACATTGGATATTGTGGCAAGTGGTCATCCATCAACCCTTTGCGGTCGCCCTCCATAGCCTCTGATAGCTCAGAGTGAAATAGACACACAAACGTACTGAATGGTCGAATCTCATCCCACCAGCCCATCTCTTTGTTCTGTGCGTGAATCTTGTTTTGCAGTTCAACTAGTGACATTCGTTTGTTATTAATCATATCCAAAGCTTCTTTTTCCTCTGGTGTTTCTGTTTTTACTTCCATCTTCTATCCTTATGGCGGCCGAAACCGCCTTTTATTATTTACTCAGCTTCACCAAGAGTTATTTGAGCATCTTCTTGGCTCGGCAACTCACAGTAAGCTATAAACTCATAACCATTAGCAGCGTAGCATGCGCCTGTATCACTATCATACTCAACATGCGAAACTCTAAAGTCACACCCATCCCAAACAAGAATCTCCTCATCAATTGGGCAGTCTTCATATGTGCTTATAATTGTGAAAAAAACTAAGGTCAATAATCATCAATCTTCCCCTATAACGCCCACTAATGGCGTGTTGGTTGTTTAAATTACCTTAAAATAAATGAATTAAAATGGAATATCGTCATCGAAGTCCATTGGTGGCTCATTGTATTGCGGCAGCTGCTGTGGCGCTTGCTGCTGTGGTGGCGCGTATTGTTGCTGTGGTGCCTGTTGTGGTTGTTGCATTGGTTGTTGTTGCTGACCACCTTGAGACTTACCACCCAACATTTGCATAACACCGTTAAAGCCCTGAACAACAACTTCAGTTGTGTAACGGTCTTGCCCGTTTTGGTCTTGCCATTTGCGTGTTTGCAATTGACCTTCAATGTAAACCTGTGAGCCTTTGCGTAGGTACTCACCCGCAACTTCAGCAAGTTTTCCGAAGGTAGCTACACGGTGCCACTCTGTTTTTTCCTTTTGCTCACCGGAAGCTTTGTCTCTCCATGACTCACTGGTTGCAACAGTGATATTTGCCACTGCCCCACCATTTGGCATGTAACGAATTGATGGATCATCACCAATATTTCCAACCAAAATTACCTTATTTACACCCTTACTTCCCATGATATTTACCCTTAACTATTGCATTTATTATATCCACGCATACACCATAAAGTTTCGCAACTTCCTTTCTTGTTACACCTTCACCTCTTCCGTTTGCGCCAACAAATTTCATTTTCTTTATCTCACTTACCTGACTTTTGGTTAGTGCTTTTTCGTGATTTAAGTTCTTTATTGATTTTTCATTCATTCTTCCTCGATTTACCATGTCGCGCATATTATCCTTTTGAGTGCCAACCTCAAGATGGTCAGGGTTTGTGCATTCAGGGTTGTCGCATTTATGCCTGACAACCATTCCATCTGGTATTTCCCCATTTTCCTTCTCGTAACTAACCCTATGTGCTTTTTCTGGAGATCTTGAGTTTCCATGCCTACTTGAAAGAATTCCGTAACCCTTACCATCCTTAGATCCAGACCAAGCCCAACATCCATCAGATTTAACTTGAAATCTTTCTAACCTATCAAATATTGGCGTAACTCTTTTCTTGGCAGGTCTGCCGCACTTTACAGATCCACTGCCCATTACCATCCCTCTACTGTTTTAATTGATTGATCTAAGTTTGTTTGTGTTAGCGATTGAATCTGCCAAGTTTGGCAAACCTGCTCAACCGTATAGCCCTTACTAACAATTAAGTCTTGAAGCTTTTTAAGCTTTGCTTGTTCAACTTGGTTGTTTTGCTTTTGACCTGAAGACTTTTGTTGCCTTGTGTTTGATGCACCGTCATCATCTTCTTGAGCCATGCCAATCATTGCAGCAAAGCAGTATCGGCGCATGTACGTAATTGCCGAGCCAAGAACCTGGACAGGGTTTTTACCAGCAGCGCCCTGTAGCGTTGCATTAGGCATTACAGTCTCACTACGCATCCATTGACCAGAGCTATGAGTCATCATTGTGATGATTGTTTGCTTATCATCCTTACAGCCCATCATTTGAGTTACAGCCAAACCATTTGAGGCTAGGATAGGCTTTGCAGTGTTAATACAATTGGCAAGGTCTGAATAGTTGTAACCGTGACCCTGCGAGGACTTGCTAGAGTTTTCTAGATCACCTTGAAACTTAGCAAAAGCTGTAAAAAGCTCGCTAGTGCTTTCTGACATTTCCATAACTAACCCTTTTTCTCCATATCAACAACAAGAAGGTTTCGCATGTACTCAGCCTTACCTATTGATTGACTTTCTAAATACCTATGCTGCTCTTCACTAAGCCCAACTGGCAGAGGTCGCTTAGCTGGCTTTCTAGGTGCGCTAACACGCTTTACTGGACACTCTTTCATTGTTTATCTCCGTCGTTTTGTTGATATCAAGTATAATACCACGCACATCGATTGTAAAGTTATTTTTGATATTAATTTTAATATTATTTATCTTGCTCATTCTCTCTATATAGACTACGATTCACATACACAAACAAGAGGTATCAGTTATGCATCAAGTATGGTTATTAATGTCGATTCCTTGCGAATCAGAACAAGACGCTATTGAACGCGCACAAATCGTAGAGCGTAGCGACAAAACTAAAGACGTAGTTGTTGAGGGTAATGTTGTTAAGTACAAACAGCTTACTTGGCAAGATGGTTACAACAAGGAAGATTTAGATGATTAACAAGCAATGGGTGATTAATATTTTGGAAGATGGTGGCTATGTATCGCTTGGCAGCGCTGAAGGCTGTCTATTCAATAAAGATAATGTTTGCGTACGAATCATGACTTACACGCAAGCTTACACGCTAATCCATGAAGGTGTAATCACTAAAAATGATAGAGACGTGTTTATTCGTGGTGATGATGTGTTCATACCTTACAGCAAAGCATCACATGATAAGAAACACACTATCGTAGACACATCAGACCGCGGATATGGTCAAGGACGTAGAATGGGTGACTAATGAAAATTAAACCAATGCACCAATCCAAACCAGGTTATAACGACCTTATGAAGCGACAATCAGATAAAAAGCCGTCTAAGTTTTCGGTTGAGTTGGAAAAGGCGAAGAGAGAGATTAAAAAATGATTCATGTAGGAAAGATATCAGGCGGAGAGACTTCGGGAGTTTTAATGGGAATTCTTGAGTCCAAGAGGAAAAATGATGGATGGGATGTTGTTCACATTTACAACGAGACCGGACAAGAGGCTGATGAGACATACGAGTTTCTCAGAAGTCTTGCGGAATACTACGATACAGAAATAATTTGCCTCAAGCCGTTAATCTCAAATATTAAGAACATAGGCGTTACATGCAAAGTTATATCTAGTGATGGTATTGGCCATGACAAAACAATCATAGATGACTTGTTTGAGTCTTACGGAACAATGACCATAAACTCAAGAATGTGCACCAGCAGAATGAAATCAGAGCCAACCTCTAAGTATTGCAACGCTGTATTTGGAAAGAGAAACTACAAGTTGTGGCTTGGCATTAGAGCTGATGAGCAAGCGAGAATAAAGGAATTTAACGACCAAATGGACTTATTCCAAGCGGAGATGAAAAGAAAAAAACAAAAACCAGAGTGTGAAATTGGATATATGGCGCAGCTATCTGACTTTACAAAGCAGGATGTTAAGGATTATTGGTCAGAAATGCCGTTCAGACTAAAGATTCACGACAAGCCATTTCTTGGAAACTGCTTATTCTGCCCTCACAAGGAAATAAGCAGAGTTGCGTTAGCGGCCAGGTACTACCCAGAAAGGGCTGAAGAGTTTGTTAAGCAATGCGAATCAGAATCCGTAAAGGAGCATAATAGGGTTGATAAAGATGGAAATGCAATGCCTAGCTGTATGATGTATAGAGGATTTCATAGCTTAAGAAGCATCATTGATACATACAAAGAGTTCCCAACAGAAGAACTTGAAGCTCAAATATCCAGAGGAAACAAGTTTAAAGATACGGGCTGCGGTTCATCTTGCATAGATTACGGGCAACTAACAATGTTCTAAACCAAAGAGGCCAAGCGCCTCTTTTTTATTGCCTGTTATTTATCAATCGCTTTTCTATCAAAAATCTACCATATCAATCGAATTAATTCAGTTGTACGATTGGTACAATACATATATAGTTACTACATCAAACAAACGAGAGGTTTACATGTTATCAGAAGCGCAAAAAAAGAAAGGTTACTTTGAGTCAGTGTCAGCGGCAGATTTTCGCAGTGACTCAGCCCATTACTACAACCTAGTTACTTCAGATGGTTTTATCAAACTAAACCACAGAAGCCGGCCGAACATGGTTCTTATGACTGAAGAGTTATTTGGAGAGTTAATGAATGAAAAATCAAAGAGTGATTCAAATTGAGTTCAATCAACCAATCAAGGACGTTAAATTCCTTCCGTTAAAGCTATGCATTATCGCTTACTACGCTGTTAAATCGATAGTGTCAGTGCATAGCTATGAAAGCAGTAAGCTGAAAGGGTTTAAGTTTACAGTTAGAAAAAACAAGATTATTAAGGTGAAAGAGTTATGAAAGTAGATTTAGTTATTGATACCAAAGCAGATATCTCAATTGAGCCACTATACAACGGTCGAATTGAGGCAAGAATTAACGAAGTTTATGTTGACGACATTATAGCATCAGTTGGACTCGGTACACTTTTGGAAAGTATGGATATCGATGAGGTGATATCCGAACTTGAAGAAAAAGGCTACACAATAAGTGAGGATTAACCATGACTAAACGCTACATCCTAACACTGTTATTAATAGGCTTTATCCTATGGTCTTATGTTGTTTACACTGGTATTGAGAGAGGTTGGTTATGAGTGATTTAATTCAAGCAATAAAAAACAATCAAGATGCATTTATATACACAGCAGAGCGCAGAGCTAGCACGACACCATGCTTTCAAAACAAATGCAGTCACACGGGATTGGCTGTAGCAATAAGAGCTGGAGACTGGAAAAGAGTTAAAAAAATAGTCGAGCTACCAAAGTATCAAGCTGCATTCAAAAGGCTTGTCTGGTGCTTAAACATGCATAGCGACATTGATATTGATGAGCACTCAAGAATACTAAAGATTATTGGAGAGGATTAACATGAAGCACTTTACATGGACACCAAGCGAGGGGTAGAAATATCCCTTTATTTTTAATTGACTTGTATACACAGTATGTATACACAGTATGTATACACTGTAATAACTAACTAAGAGGATAAATGATGAAACAGCTTCCAGTAAGATTTAACGACAAGCAAGTTCTACAGATTGGTGATTTAGTTGATTGCCTAGGAGCTTCAACAACAGACGTTAGTCGAGTTGCTTTGGCTTTGGGGCTTTAGCAACTTAAAGAATTAGCAGCAAGAGATAAGGAGTCAGCTCAAGAGCTATTAGCAGTAACTGCATTCAAGGTAATGCAATAAACAAAAAAAAACCACCCGGCAAGGTGGCTTTAAAATTAGATAACAGAAGGATTATAGCATGGCTAAACCATATATTGACACTTACGAAAACGAAGAAGGCGACATTGTACTTGTTTACGTAGCTGAGGTTAGACCCTATCACACAGTTGAGCCTCAACACATTATTATAAGCCCAGACCACATTGATGATCTAATTGCAGAAATGAAAAAGCAAGCGGAGCATTGATTATGACGGGATGGGTAAGCCTTCACAGAAAAATTCTTGAATGGGAGTGGTATGACGATGCCAATGTATGTCGACTGTTTATCCATTGCCTATTAAAAGCAAATCACCAACACAAAAAATGGAAAGGAATAGATATTGAAAGGGGCCAGTTTATTACCTCATTAGATAAGCTTTCAAAAGAAACTGGTCTATCAGTTAGTCAAGTTAGAACTTGTATGAAAAAGCTAAAATCAACAGGCGAGATAGCAAGCAAATCGCACACGCAACATACTGTTATTACTGTACTTTCTTACGATTCGCACCAGTGCAATGACAAGCAAAATGACAAACCAATGACAAACCAATCGCAAACCAATGACAAACCAATCGCAACTACTAATAATGATAATAATGAGAATAATGAAAATAAATCTAAGCGCTTCGCGCCGCCATCCATAGAAGAGGTTTTTGAACATTTGTCTGATAGTGGTTATCCATACAAAATTGAAGCTGAGAAGTTTTGGAACTACTACGAATCGAACGGTTGGAAAGTTGGCAAGAACAAAATGAAGAATTGGAAGAGTGCTGCAACTGGTTGGATTAAACGAACCAATCTACCTAAAAAGCAAGCTCCACAAAACAACATGCCACCAGCTGACTATGATCCACTTGAATCACTAAGGAATATGTAATGAATCCGATTTTGCCACCTTACTCACAAGAAGCTGAAATGGCGGTTATCTCAACGCTGATTGAAGATTGCAGCCTAATGAGCAAAATTGAGTTCTTAAAGGCTGATGATTTCTACATGATGCCACACAGATTGATGTTTGAACTGTTTGCCTTAGAAGCATCTAAGGGTGAGATGTTTGACCTAAGCCTGTTGGCTGACAAGATTACCGATGAAATGGGAGGTATTGCTTACTTCGTAGATATTGGCAAGACAAAGACAGCGAAAGGCGCAATTGTTTCATACGCTCGAAAGGTTGTTGATTTGGCTATCAGAAGAAAATCAATGGCAGCGTATCAACAGGGAATTAAAGACCTAGCAAACACCAACACAAACTTTGTCGATGAGATTAACAAGGTATCGACTGAGGTTGATGAGTCAATGTGCAGACTTAACCAGAGCGATTCACTGGACGTTCAGACTCTAATTGAGCAATCAGCCGATGAAATGGAAAGGTCTCTACAGGAAGCACGCACAGGGATTTCTACGGGCATACAAGAGGTTGATGAGAGATTAGGTTATCAGATGCTAGCTATTGGCGAGGTGACGATTATAGGAGCACCATCAAAGAACGGTAAAACACTTTTTGCTAATACCATCGCGGCACGTTGTGAGTTAGAAGCGGGTGAATGCGCTCATATTTACAGTATCGAAATGCCAGCGCTAGGGATGTTCAACGGTATTGCATCGGCAATATCAGGCGTTCCGGCTAACTTCTATGCTCGACAGTCGTACTACAGCAAGGTTATGCCGTCAAAGTATGATGAATGGATGGGGCGCTGGGGTAAAGCAGCGCACGAACTTAGAGAAAGCGGAAAGATAACCATAGACGGGCGCAAGGATGTGACAATGGCATACATTTGCAGTGATATGCGAAAGCAAAGCCAGATTGCGCAGAACCAAGGAAGAAAGCTCCGCGTTGTGTTTATTGACCACGCACACCGAATCACATACGACTGCTCCAAAAAGCCAATGACCTATGCTATGGGGGACGACGTGCGAATGCTGAAGAACACGGCTGCAGACTTGGGAATTGCAGTGGTTTTACTTTGCCAGTTAAACGAGAACAGCAAAGACCGAGAGCCGACCTCATACGACATTCTGGATACTTCGCGCATTCGCCATGAGATGCAAGCGTTTATCGGACTTCGATTGTTTCGTGAGAATGGTGAAACATACTTCGGCATTTACGGACACGACCCGCGATTTGCCGACCACGAAACCAAGTTTCATCCAGCTTACATGTGGATGGATAACGGGGTTATTAAATCGCTTCCAGAGCACAATAAACACTGGACACCAAGCATTACAGAGCAACAGTAAACTTTTAACAGATAGGTGAAGAGATGAAGAAATATAGGGTATTCGAAATAGTGTGAGTATCGATTAATAAACATACAGAATTGATACCCACACTTAACAAACCCTATTCGTGTGTATTTGGTTGTTTTTCAAGCAAAGTAACCATGTCTCTAAACAGTGCTTTAAAGGCTCGATGTCTTAAGCCATGCATGGTTACTTTTGGATCGTCTTTCTTCAACAATTCAAACAGTGGATCATAAGTTGGTTTGTTCAATGACTTCATTGACACTTCTAAGCCGCCTTTGTTGTAAAGCAACTTCGCTCTAAGCACTTCAAAGCTATAACCGCGACCATTCCTAAACACGCCCTTAATAGTGTTATTCAGACTCTCTGTAACAGCGTTGGTGTAGGGATAGTCCCACCAATTGAAGATAGGCTCATGCCAGTTATCAACGGCTCGTATCGCGTCCTTGAAGTATTTCCTGACAGATGGTGTAGATACTGCTTTCCAGTTCTCCCAATAGTCCTCAGCTTCCTTTCTGGTTGGCATATCCCACATATCGAGAAATGCTTCCTTAGCGTTATACACTTCCATCAACGTTGGGTATTCCTCTGTCCAGAAATGGAATGACGCCAGCTCGTTTAAGCCTTTGATATTGGCTCTACGTTTAAGCAGTATCTTTCGGTCATTCTTGAGCTTCTTACGCTCCTTGTCTGATAGTTCGGCTCGTATCGCCTTACGTGCTTTCTCCATGGCTTCGCCAGCCATCTTAGCAACGTGAAAGCGGTCTATAACGACAACGGAATTAGGCAATAGCTGTTTCACTGCACGGTAATACGGTCGCCACATATCGATACAGACGATCTCAATATCTTTCCATCCATTCAGCCTCATAATGGCTTTCTGAGTGGCATCCTGAGACCTATCCTTACGCATATCGAGTAGAGTTCTACGCTCAATATCCGTCATGACAAGGTGCATCTTCTTGCTGAAATGAGTCTCATCGATACCAAGAACGCGAGGAGCAAGCCAGTCATGCTTACCTTCGATAATATCTACGTAGTTGGCGAATACGTTGCGTATAGTACCTTCCGTGATACCCATTTCAGTGGCTACATGTGTAAACGGCACTTTTCCACACATTCGCATGATGTAATCTTCAGCTCGTTTAGTCATGCGAAAATCATTAGAGAGCCAGTCCAGTTGTTCAAAGCAAGTCTTGCCACAATCCTTGCAGCGGAGCCGCTTTCTATCGAACTGAATCTTGATGGTTTTTCCGTACATGCGAGTGTCGTTGTAAGGTTGGTTTACTTTGCCGACGATTACTGTATTGACTGATCCGCACTCGGAACAAGTGCGGTTAGGAGATATAGATTGAGCGTGGAATATACAGTGTTCGTCATACTCTTCACGCTCAATAACTTTCAGGTTTTCAATGTTTAGCATTGCTTAGCTTTTCTTTTGCTTGAGATAAAAACTCATTTTCAAGACCTTCAAGCATGTCGCAGTCATCCAGATCGATTCCATTAGCAACGATGTCTTTTAACTCGCTCTCAGTTGCATTTTTTAGTCTGTCGGCTACGTATTCAGTAATGTTCATAATTTCTCCATTACATCTGAATGTCGATGCGATCAATCTCACCGCTCTCTTTCAAATAAACGTCAACACCATCAATTTCAACAAGTGCGCCACCATCATCAAAGAAGGTAATTTCGACATCATCAAACTCTTTTGCTTGCTCAAAAATGCTTTTTGCACAATTTTGAATCCTTTGAATTTTCGACACAATTTCCTCTCTATGATTGATTTGTTTTAAGAACATTAGACTCAATCAACGAGTCAATCAAATCTGGTATTTTGTACTCGTTTACATTAGCCAATAGAGCCATGATTGCAGCAGTTGCAGTCGCTTCATCCTTTGCTGCATTAAGCAGTGATTCCATGATTTGTTCTGGGCTAGCTTTCATGCTTTTCTCCATCTATTTTGATTTTTTATTGCTTTCACGAACTGCGTGGAAAGCCTCTGCGAAATCATCATAATCCGTGCAATCTGGATCATACGGGTTTGCCATTGGACAACCAGATTCTGCGACCATTCTTCCAAGTTCAGCGGCAGTATCAAACTCAAATGTGAACCCTTTGTGCTTACAACGATGCTTGGTTTCTTTGTGCCATCTAGCCATTGATATACTCACTTTTTTACGAATTGAACACCAATTGAATATAGCATTACTATGAACTCACGTACACACTATTTTACGAATACCCGAAATATAAATGCATAGTTCCAGTTAGTGGCGGCAAAGATTCTCAAGCTTGCCTGAAAATGGCAGTTGAAGAGTTTGGTTCAGATAATGTGTTGGGGTTGTTTTGTGATACCAAGTTTGAGCACCCATTAACGTACCAGCACGTTGAAAACCTAAAAGAATACTACGGCGTTGATACTCACACTCTTAACGGTGGTGACGTTGTTAGCGAGTGTAACAAGAACGGAAGATTTCCAAGCGGTACGGCTAGGTTCTGCACTGACAAGTTAAAGATTAGGGAGACTAAGTTTTTCCTCAAAGAATACAGCGAGGAACACGGCGCGGTTCAAGTTTGGTATGGAATGCGTACAGATGAGAGCCAAGAGCGTGCAAAGCGATACCAATACAGAGACCCTGATGAATTATACGAACCTCATATTCTCCTTGGAAATTACCCAAAGTACCTAGGAAAAAATGGCGTTAGATATCGAGTTCCTATTGTTGACTGGACGCGAGATGAGGTTGTTGAATACTTAGAAGGCAAACACAATCCTTTGTATGACATGGGATTCGATCGAGTTGGCTGTTTTCCTTGTTTGGCTTCAGGTGACGCCTGGAAAATCAAAGCATTTACTCACGATGAGTTTGGCAAAAGTCAGTTGATAAAGGTTAGGCAGATTGAAGAGGAAACGGGCAAGTCAGTATTTACCAGTAACATAGGTAAGGCATTTAACTCTGGATGCATGATAAGCAAAAACCAGATAGACATGTTCGAGCTTGGTGATAGCAGTCACGGGTGTAGAATTTGCGAGATTTAAGGAGTTGCCATGGACATATACACAAAAGCACCACCACCAAACAGTGATGATTTAACCCCAGAAGATGCAAGCATGATATTTACTCTAATGGATGAGGATATAGCGCTTATTGATATGCGTTTTAAGCTTGCGATATATGCGCCATTGGCAAAAGGTCAGGTTGATATGCAATTGGAGAGAATGAAGTGATTAACTATAACGACGCGGAAAAAGCATTAGAGTTCCTGAAGTCTAGTGACGTAGAGTTTGCTAGGCGTAAATGCCTCTATGAAGGACTGGACGACCAAAAGAAAACGGTTGAGGCAATCGCATTCATGAACGCAGAAGGAAGCGCAGCAGAGCGAGCACAGAAGGCCAAAGCTGACAATGGATACCAAGACCATATCCAAGCAATTAACGAGGCTAGGATTGAGTTTGAGACCATGAGGAACCAAAGGCAGACGGCTGCATTGCAGATTGAAATGTGGCGGTCAGTTAACTCCAACATGAAGAAGGGCAACATCTAATGAGAAACTACGTTATTGGAATCGATCCAGGCTCAACAAAAGGTCATGGTGTGGCTGTTTATCAAGATGGTGAGCTTGTTAATATCAAAATGTCGCAGCTAATGCCCCTGTACTCGCTTCTAACCACACTTAAGCAGTCAGGCAATGTGATTGTACACATTGAAGATGTAATGGCTCAGAAGGCTGTATGGCACGGTAAAAAGCAATCTAAAGCGGCTTACGGTAAAACATCGCAAAACGTTGCTTTGTGCAAGTGGGCGCAAGTTGAGGTTGAGCGCATGTGTGAATACATCGATGTTGATGTGGTTAAGCACAGAGTTTCTAGTTGCTGGAAGAAGGATAACGGCAAAGCGCAGTTTGAGAAGGTGACAGGATGGAAAGGCAGAAGCAACGAGGACACAAGAAGTGCCGCTTACTTTGGATGGCTGGGGTTAAAATGAAATACCTAACATGCGAAACCTTTCACGCTAGATTGCACAATTGGTTTTTCTGCTTGGTGAGTTTGCCTGTCGTGGTTTTGGTGATTGCAAATAATATTTGGCATGTGGATTAAGTGGAGTAAGATTAACTTATCAACTAAGGGGTATGTATGAATTACGAAGAATTAAAGCCTTGGCAGATTAGCCAGCTAGTTCACAACCAAGTTTCTTGCGATGGTAAGTTTGATGTTACATTTGAAAATCATGGCTGTCAGTGGCGATACAAGGAGGGCGCCCTGTCGGATGAGGTTTTTGAATTTACAATGAACGAGGCAAAAGCAAAGGTTAAAAACTACACATCAGACATTAATTTTGCTTGGCCTATCATACAAAGCAATGGAATTAGCCTTGTTTACATGGTTGATAGTTGGGAGGCCCATTGGCTAAATCCAGATAAAGGTATGGATGAGGATTTTAGTACATCGGATGATGACGCTCTAATTGCAGCAATGATTTGCTTTCTAAAAATGAAGGATGAAGAAAATGATATTTAAGAAATTCCGTGATGATATTGTTAAGAATCTTCACAATTTGATTCACCATGACCAACCGTTAGAGTTTACGCATCGTAACTTTTTCGGTTGGAAGTTTAAGGTTGTAGCGGTTAAGGATGATGTTAAATGAAGATGTTACTTAACGCATTATCAGTAGCTGTATTTATCGGTGTGATAATGCTGATTTGTTTGGAGTGGTAAAGATGAGTTTAGATAAGTTTAAACACGGCAAAGAGTTTATTTGCTCATGGCGTGAAGAAGGTAAGTTTAACGTTCGTATTTGTAAGTATGATGAAGAGTCTGAGTTGTTTTTTCAGCAGGATAAAGATGGTCACTTTTTGATTGTGCCTGATGAGAAAAGACTGTTTAGCTTTACTAAGTGTGATGATGGTGATTGTGTGTTTGAGTTTGGGAGAGTTGAGTGATGAATACTGCGCATTTTAAAGAGTCAGAATTCGCGTGTCGATGTTGTGGTGTTACAAAGCCTAATAGTGAGTTGATGGCTGTGTTGCAATTGGTAAGGGTTCATTTTAATAAGCCTGTTTCGGTTACATCTAGCTATCGATGTGAGCAACACAATACTAATGTAGGTGGTGCAAAATCATCTAAGCATTTGCTAGGTATTGCTGCGGACATTCAAGTGAAAGATACAGACCCTATGGAGGTTTATCACTTCCTAGATTCCATATTTCCATCACATTATGGAATTGGCTCATACAAAACATTTACTCACATTGATGTTCGCTCATCTAAGGCGAGGTGGTGATATGGCTTTGCCATTAATTATTAGCGGTCTATCTGCTATTGCTCCAATTGTCGGTAAGATGCTTGGTGGTGATAAGGGTGAAGAAGCTGCGGAGTATGTGGCTGATATAGCGCGTAACGTTACTGGAATTGGTGATGTTGATAAAGCGGTGGGTGCTATTCACACAGACCCTAAGTTTCGAGCTGAGTTTCTAACGCAACTTAATCAGCATGAAGAAGTTATGACTGGGCTTTATTTGAGCGACCGTAAAGACGCCAGAGAGAAGCATAAACACTCAATCATGCCATCAGTCATCGTTGTGTCTTTAACGCTTATGGTGGCTGCTATGGGCGCTGCTATGTTCTATTCTGCGATACCTGAAGAGAATCAGACGCTGGCAAATATCCTTTTTGGTGCTGTATTGGCTAAGTGGGCTGATAGTGTTGCTTACTGGGTTGGCAGTAGCCGCGGCAGTGCTGAGAAGCAGAAAATGATTCAGTAACCATCTCGCCAGATTCAGCGAGAAGGCTATCAGAGTTTAAAGCTGATTTGGAAGCCATGTGAAAATTCGGCTCTCAGTAGTTGAGAGCCGTGTATGGGTTAATGGGGTTGTTGGTATATCTATCGAGGTTTATTGATAATAAAACAGCACCAACTAAAATGATGACACTAAGTTGCACCATCTAGCAGGCATGTAATGTTATCTGTATAACAAAAGACTCTGTAACTAAAATAAATATTAATTTAGTTACAGAGGATCAACAATAATCATATCTTCAGAATCGCTTCTGGTTGATATCCCATCAAATGACCACTGAAATTGCGGCGTGTTCACAGGGGTTATTGAGCCGCTAAATACAGCCTGAAGTATTATTTCACCCTTTACCGCTCCTGTTGTAGCAAGATCTAATGTTACACCGCCGGTCAGACCTCCAGTTTCACCTATTTTATTAAACTGAAGTGTCATAGCTGCTGTGCCAACTCCAGAAACTAAAACCTGATAACGTTGTGTTATTAGCGATGAAAAACCACCAGCCACACGACACGCAAACTGAACAGTAACCTCGCCACTCATTACTGGTTGATTGTCACTTGATGCATCAATTGTAACCCTAGAGAACTTGAATATATTCCTAATGTTACCAGGGGGGAACTGGGTTGAAATTTTACTTACAACCCTTGTTGTTCCACTTCCCGTCCCTTCTGAGCCAGAATCCAAACCGTTGCCACTATAACCAGAATACTCTGTAAACTTAGCGTCATCGGCAAACATATTTCTATTTGAACCCGTCAGCAGGCAGCGACCCTCGCCGTCTCTAAATGTAGTTCCCGCCCCAGCGTTACAACCGGAATATTCCACAATCCCATCTGTTTCCATTCTCTGTCTTCTGAACCCTGTTGGGTTGCCGTAAGCCCCTGTAAAGTGGCACGCTGAGAATACTGTAGTATTGGTTGAGTTTGTCTCCTTAAATGTATTCAAGTGAGTTCTCTCAAAGTAGCACCCTTTAAACTCTAAGCCCCTTGGTTGAATTACTTGAATGTGATGCTGTTGTGTTTCTTCATCTGGCGGAATTACTCCGTTATTTCCTTCAAATCTAGACCCGTTAAATGTATTGGCCTCCATGTATGTGCAGGTGGATTTAAAGTAATACTCGGAGCATGCAACAAAATGACAGTCATAAAAGTGATTTGCATTGGCAAAGGCGCCAGTCCACAAAAGACCACCGGATGCTTGGAAAAACCAAACTCTTTTAAATGTACAAATAAGCGGCTGGAACATTTTCGCACAAACTTGTGACTGACCAGTAATTACAATGTCAGTCATTGTCAGATTGTTCACAGAGCTTGTCACGTTAAAATCAATTCCCGTAACACCCCCTGAAACGGTAAAGCCCTTCATCTGTGTGTCTAGCATATTTGCCTGTCCACCTTGAATCAGGACGTTTTGTGTTGTAGATAGACCTTTAAATATTGTTTTACCAGACCCTTGACCTTCCAAATTCATGAATGCGTAAATCTTTAATTCATCAACCATAAACTGCCCACTAGGATAGACAACTTTTTGGTTTGAGGTTTGCGCATAATCGTGAACGATTTGAATTCTATCAGTGGTATCGTCTGTATCAAGAGTGCCTACCTTCATACCGCCTTTAGCAGCGTTTATTGATTTGCCTTTTAAATTGGCCTCTATGTAAGTATTTGCATCTATACTAAATATGCTAAATCCATCATCAGAATGTGACCCAAACCTTAAAACTCCCCAATTTGAACCACCATCAGATCTATCATAATAACCAAGCCATTCAACTCTTGACCCATCATTTAAAGATGATAGATCAATAAGTTTTCCATCATTTAGCTTTCCAGACTTAAGGTTTGCTATATTTTCAAATGTTAAAGAAGAATATCCAGATATTGATTCTGGTAGTGATGAAACAGTATCATGTATAGCCTCAATCTCAGGCCCCGTTCTTGTAAATGCGTATGTCATTTCATTTCCTTAAGAATCAATTAGAGTGTAATCAACGCCGTCAACTGATCGGCCTGGTTTGAATTTGCTGGATTCTGAAGCTAAATTATAAACCTTTATGTCAAGAGGGTCTAACGCGCCTGATACAGAGAAGCCAGCCAGTCCAGCTCCGCCACTTTGATGAAGAGTTATTTCCCTATCGCCTGACGCAGTTGCATTGCTTGTTGAAGGATCGGAATTTGAACTGCTACCTCCACTACCTGATAATGCAGAAATGTAAACATCAGCAACTGTTGTCGTGCCATTTTGATAGCTATATGAATTACCCACACCATTACCACCATTTGTCTCACTGCCATCTAATCCGGAAGATAAATGCGTGTATTTTTTATGATATTCTGGCTGTACGCTTCTGTCGTCATTTGTAGCTAAGCCATTGATTCCATTTGGTATGCCGTTACCTCCAGAGCCTGATGATGATATTGAAGCGCTGACTGATTCAATACTTTCACCATTGGGTAGCACTACGTTAGCATAGGAATAAGCAACAGCCCCACCAGAACCACCGCCTGATGAAATTAAAGATGAACTAGCATTGTACAAGCCAACAGAGTAGTTGAGATATATTTCTGTCTTTATTCCATTTGAATCATAGCTATTATACCCATCACCACCGCTTGGTGTTGTCGCTTGAGGTGAGTCCCACAAATCATTTACAAACAAGTAAGAATCAGCACCATCACCACCTTTGGCGCTCCAAAATGTGTCATTAATGCAGATAATTCTAATCCTGCTATCAGGATGCCACGCGCCAGCCCTTACAGATGTCAACCAAGTCCCAGCCTCTTCAGCTGATCCAATTTCACAACCATCAAAAATAAAAGTGTAATTTAGAGGTATATTAGTTGGAGCACCTACGTAAGTAGCTAGATTTATTGAACGAATACTGCCGGTTATGGTAACAAATTGCTCTTCATTAGGGTTCGTTGCAAAAAGAGGAGTGTAAGCAAGTGCATTAACCGTGTATTGTCGGCCTGGTTTTTTATTTACTGGCTGCAACTTAAGAATCTGCAATCTATCGTCGCTTGTTAGGATAGCACCAGATGGTGATTGCTTATCAACACTTAGCACACTTACAACATCACCAATCCTTAAGTCTTTAACCTTTCGCTCTTCCATTTTAAATGTCACTTCGCGAGGTGTATCAGAGTAGCGCTGAATATAGCGAGATGTTAGCCGTAGAGCAGAATCACCACTTAACCACTGAACAGGGTCAAACTCTTTAAGCTTAACCGATCCGTAAAAGTCTGAGGTTTCCGATTCAACATCACTAGAGCTAATTAATCTTGAATAGTTTGTTGGATCGTCATTCTCCGCTTGAAATGCTTTACCGGCAAGAATGTAAGCGCGACTAAATCTGGTATTATCCTTGGTTGTTACCTTGTACTCCTGAACGTCATCACCCTCAACTAAGCTAGCCTTTGGTTGCTTCCAGTTGCTATTGGTTGATACAAAAGCTTTTTGTGTATCTTGGTCTAGCCACATATCAACCAAGAATGCTTGCAATAGGTCATCAACCAAATCACTTGCATCTGTAGGCTCTGACATAATGCCCCACAATAGAGCGTCACCATCCCACTGTGTGATGTCATCATTCCACTGAGTGTAATCAACAAACGCACCAAGCCCAACAGCATTAAAGATAGCCTCAAGCGTGTCAGCTAAAGGTTCACCATCAAGTAACCTGGATGGTTGAAGCGTTGAATCAGCTGAGTGAGTTTCAGCTTCAGACCTGTAAAGAATACGACCATCAATAGATGATGTTCGAGTGTGCCCGCGAGGGTCTACAGTAATATCATTACCAGCAACAGAAGCAACACGGAATAGCTCACCGTCAATTCTAAAATAAGTGTTTGCAGGGAAATCAGTCGCATCACTAATGGTAAAGGTTGTTTGACTTGCATCAATATCAGCTGTCAAAGTCACCTCGCCTGGTATTGGGTATTGCTGAGAAAAAGCCTCTAAGTCCTTAAGAGCGTCTTTAGCATTTAATGTGAACACTCCTGCGCTTAATGCTGCATTTGTCACGTAGTGCGTCTCTGTGCGAACTTCCACAGGTGTTTCGCCATCATTACCAATTGCATAGTAATGGGTGATTATCTTTTTACCCTCAAGCACGTTTCTAGCCATGAGCTTACCAAACAAGGTTCCCTGCTCGGTAAACTCAATAGGGCCCGGATCACCCTCAATGTCTGTAGCAGTGAATGACATTGTTCCTCGACTAGCTAAACCGCCAGCCTTAGCTTGGGATGTTGTAACGCTAGCTTTTGAAATGCATCGCCAAATTGTAGAGTTAAGCCTACTCTTTCCTGCAATTGCTTGTGATGGTGGAGCTACAAAAGGCGCGTTATCATGCGTAAAGAATAGAGAATACTCGGCATCGCTAGATTCAACACACAAGGGCGGCGTGTACCAAGTTCCATCTACATTTTCACGAGGCGTGCATACCGTGCAATACGGAAGCACTAACTCATAAATAACATAATGTGACTGTGAGAAATCTTGTAAATAAGCCATTAAAGCACCGTGTTAGAGAATGCGTTAAACGTAAATTGAGATGCACCAAGCAATCTAGTTTGAGGGTGTGCTTTTGTCTGCATACCGCTAGTAGCAAACCCTGCATAACTGTGAAACTTGTTATCATCCTCAAGCACGTAGAACGTATTGCGTGATGTGAACTTAAGCATATTGTACCACCCTGCATCATAATCAGACATAAGGTTATTTGGCACTGTTAACGTGCAGGTTTGAACCGTACCTTCATAAACAAAGTTAACCGGAGCGCCATCAAGACCAGTTGCTGAACGAGTCTTAATATTTGGAACTGCCCAAGCTCGGTTGTATCCTGATTGCTCACCCCTTGGTACTTCATAAATTGAACCCATAGCAATTTCAGATATGTAAATTTCACCCTGACCATAGATAATAACCTCAATCTCTTGAGTGTCTCTAAGTTCTGCTTTGTAAACCATTACGCGCGATTCAGTTAATCCAAGTTGAGAATCATCAACTGTGCCGGTTGCAGGGGCAAAAAGCTGATCGCCGTTTGAATCGAACAATAAATTTCCCAAAGAATCAGAAAGCGGCACTGGCTCTAGTGATGTAATAACAATTCTATCTTTGCGAGATATGTTAGTTCCACCCAAAGCAATGTAATCAATATTCTGAGGTGTTGAGAAGGCAAACTTAATTGATAACTGACCGCTTAAGGTTGCTCGATAAGTGGAGGAATAATCACCATCAGTAATAACGTTAATGTCTTGAGTTACTGACTCTGGAGTGTCTGTAATTGTTGCCGTCGGAGCGACATTTGATGTGCTAATAATCATTATGTTAACCCATTCTGTTTTGCCACGCCTATAGACCTATTTAGGAATGCACCAAGCTCGCCCAGATCTCCATCTTCGCTAAATTCAATGGTAAATGTCTGATTTGCATTGCTTAGGTCTGTGTTTTGAGCTTGTAGTGTTGGTGGAGTATCGTCAACTTGCTCAGCAGGAACAGAAGTAGACGCAGACCCACCTCCTTTGGACGCACTTTGGATTGCAGCTAATTGAGCAACACCAGTTGCAGCAATAGAAGCTGAAGCAGCCAATGCAGCAGGATAAGGCAATTCAGCAAAAGCTTTAGAAATACCGGCAGCAGTATCAACAACAACTAGACCAGCCTTTACAGCCTTGTTGTCCTCGAAGAGTGCGTTGCCAGTTGTAATTGCAGCGTCTAGATAAGCCTCTTCAGACTTAGACTTATCTTTATTTCCTTTCTCAATTGCGTCTACGTTTTCTTTGTCTATCTGACCTTGTTGCTTAAGAATGTCAGCATAGTAAGCGTTTTGTTCATCTAACCTTTCTTGGTCACGCGCCGCCGCTTCATCTTTAAGCTCTTGAGATGCTGCTAGATACTCTTGTTCAAGTTGCAATAAAAGCTCATTGTTACCAGCTGCAATTTCACGCTCTTTCTCGTACTTTTCTAAAAGCAGTTGCTCTTCAGTCTTGAATCTATCCAGTAGCGCCTGTAATTCTGCATCAGCATCTTGAGTTGATACAGTTCCAACAGTCGCACCGATAGCGCCACCTTGACCTTTGGCTGCGTCTGCAATCTTTTGTTGCTGCTCTAAAGCCTTGTCTCGCTGTTGAATCAATTCCTCTTGGCGTTGAATCTCTTCCTGAAGCTCTGCATTAATTCTAGCTTTGTTTGCAATCTCATCTTGCTCAGCACTTATGTAGCCATTTGACTTTCCGACATACTCGTCACGTTTTCGTGTAAGCTCTTCAACTTTTACCGCTTGCTCATCAATAAGTCGATTGAGCGAATCAACGTTTTCGATATTCTCAGCATTGCGGAACGTGTTGATGAAGTCGACAATAACTTGAGTCGCACCAGGTACAACATCGATAACGCCATTAAAGAACTCATTTAACGCCGGAGCTAGCTGTGCCGCAATAAGCTTGGTTGCATTACCTAGTGACTCTGTAAGTAAGTCAAAGCTAGTTGCAGCATCAAGAAGTCCTTCGGCTTCAGCCTGTGTGATAGATAGAGCTGCGTTAGCTTCGTTGTACCTAGATGTTAAGGTTTGCAGCTCCTTGCCATTCTCGGCGAATAGGGGGGTTAATCTAGATAGGTCTGAGCCCAAAGCCTCGAATACAAAAGTAGTTTCATTTGCGCTTGCACCGGCTGCTTCTAGCTCATTAGCGATATTCTGAATTACTTGCTGTGATGATAGGTCTTGCCACTCAGCTGCTAAAGCCTGAGCTTCCTCAGTGGTTTTACCTGTCACATCCGCAAAGTCTTGAAATGCTCCCGTCCCAACAGATGCAAACTCCCCCAACTTGTCAGAAAGGTCTTTTGAGATATCTGCAATTTGCTCAGCTGTAATTCCATACTGTCTTGTGGCAAATGCTAGAGCTTCAAAATCACCAGTTGCCAACTTGGTTTGCTTGGATAAAGACTGTAACTCTTGCTCACCCTTTGCGGATAAAGTGATCATAGTTGTGAGAGCAGCACCAACAGCAATAGCAGCTTTTGACAAACCAAAAAGGCCAACATCTACAGTTTTTGTACTTTTCTCAAACTTAATTAGCGAGTTGTCAGCCTTTTTGGTTACCTTGCTAGTTTCGTTAAGATTTTTGTTTGTTTTGCTAAGGCTTTTATCGAGGCTTGACGTGTCACCTTGCAATTTTACTATGAGGTTCTCAGTTGTCATACAAGATACTCTTCAGGTGCGCCGTTAAGTTTACGCGCCATATTTGTCATGCCGTGCAAATCTTTAGGTGGTTTAAAGTCAACAAGATAAAGAGCGTCTGTAATAGACATTTTCCAAACCTCACTTGGTGCGATATTTTCTGTTTTCACAAGCATCTGCCACCACTCCATAAAGTTAAAAGTTGAAGGCTCAACCCGTGTTACTGGAGCAGGGCTAAATCCTTTTTTTCTTCTGTCATGCCTCGCTTAGCATCAAGAAACTCCTTGCCAACACTAGCAATTACAACCTGAATTGGTTCATTCTTGCCATTTAGCTTAAGGTCACTAAAGTACTCAGTCTTTGTGCAAGCATCCCAAATCTCATCGATAGTGACATTCTTATGGTGCTTTTTAGCTAGGATGTACAAAGCGTGGCAGCAATCGATATTGCTAAACTCGGAAGTTAAACCAATAACAACATCACCAACGCTTGCACTTTCCTGATAAAGCTTATGGAACTTGTAGTAACACTGGCAAAGGAAGTTTAGGAGACACTTACCTGTCTCACGGTGAAAATCTTTAGTGTCCTGAAATGTAATTTCACCAAAGTCATAATCTTTGTAACACAGAGTAAATGTAGCCATGATCCACCTTAAGATGTAGTGATAGGGGTGCGAGTAACAACGCCGCTAGAGCCGAATGTAACCGAAGTAGTTACAGCTGTACCGTCAACTGGAGCAGTATCTGCTACGCCTGAAACTTGGAAGTTGCCGGTGAACGTTTCACCACTTGAGCCACACTGAATAACAGCATTAATATGCGTACCTGAGAATGCAGCAGCACGAACAGCCTCAAAACCAGCATCACTGTTGTAGTGTAGAGAGCCTGAGAATGTGATTTGCTTAGATGTTGTCACACCATCAAACAGCTCAATAAAGTCCTGAGATGACTTATTGGTAACATCGATAGGTTCACCACCGATTGTCATTGTTCCTTCAAGCTGACCAACGAGTTGAGTCTCTGAGCCTGATGTTCCGGTCATGATGTAGTAATCACTACCTTTTACTTTTCCTGGAGTTGTCATAGTTATAACCTTCTGTAGTTAATTGTGATAGCTATTTGGTACCAACTTTCACTAATCAAAGGAGCAGCAAAGGTTGATTCTTCAATTTCAACGTTAGTCCCGTTGTATGTAATTGTATCATGCTCTGGGAATGCAGATAAAACATCAGTAACAATCTCAAGAGCACGTAAATTATAACGCTTTGAGCCGCCAGTTGCATCGTTTAGCGGTACAAACACATCAACCTGAAATAAACCTGTATCTTCAGCGCTCATTGCGGTCTTGCTTGAGCCCCCGCGCTCTACAGGAATGAAGTTGGTTGATAGCCAAGCGTCTTTGTTTGTTGGGTCAAAATCAGCATTATCATAAGCAATGTCACTCGCATCAATATCAGTGATTGATGATGTGGTAAGCCTTTGAATTAATGCGTTATAAATATCAATCATAGTTTGTTAGCCATTTTCTTGATTGCAATGCGTACCATGCCAGCCGGAGCTTGCTTTGAGTAACCGTTTTGAGATAGCTTTTGGAATGAACTACCAGTCCAAGTTCCATACTTAGGGTTTTGAGGGTACCCTCCATATTCAATAACTGTTGCGTAATCCATGTTATTCGTAAAATACACAGTCTTATCTAGTATGTAATCTGGCATCTTGCCAATTGATGAGTATGAGGCATTCCCTCGCTTATTCTTACCTCTAGTTTGCTTGCTAGGTGCTCTAGTGGTTAAAAACCAGTTATTTCTAAGTCTACCACCATCCTCAAAATGAACAGGGGTAGCGGTGACAATGTCAGTTAATCCATTAACCCAAACTGATTTAACAAAATCATTGGTATCTTCCTTAATATCCACAATGGCTTTTGTTACCTTCTCCAACCCAATCAGCGGCATTATCTCAACCTCACAATCAGCTTCTGCACGATAGATTCACCATAAGGCTCAACAGGGTCTTTCGTAATCATCACCCATTCTTTACCATCGCGCTTAATAGTTTCACCTTGTTGAATCTGTGTCTCGTAGTTAGCGACAGTTAAACCAGCATCACCCTGCTTAATCATGGTCCCATCAATCAATGAGCGTGAGATTGTGGTAAATACAGCGTTAATAGGAATCTCTTCCTTCGTAACAGTTGGCGGGTCGATTGGACTTGTTCCGCCTGAAGTCGTTTCTTTCACATGATACACAGTCGGGTTATTTGCGCCATTGCCAAACTCAACACCAAAATCTGTAACAAGGTCATCTGCGAATTTAATCCAGTCTTTAGCTGACATATCGACCACCATACAAACCAGTACCTTTACCATCGTAGAGGTAATCATCACGATTCAGGCCATTTGATTTCATGTAAGGCTGAAGCCATTGAGTAACAGCAGGAACAAAAGGCGTTGTACGTGAGCTAGAGCCGTTTTTGTATGTGCGAGACCCAACTCCATCAAGTGACTCACTAGACACCTCCTGAGCCTTTGCTGTTTGGTTTACATCTGCACCTTTATTGATGCTGTCAGCGTAGGCCAGTTGAGCGTAGATAACATCTTGAGGAATTGAATTGCTAGGCACGTAAAAGCCGTTAGCATAAATACCTTCACGCGGGTAAATTCCAGTTTGCTCACTGCTAACCAAACATCCCTTTAATCGGCTCTGGTAGCTTCTCTTGAGTTGATAGTAAGCTTGAGTGAGTTGAGATTTTGCTGTTTCGTCATCTGCGTTTAGTGTTAAGCCTAGCGCTTCTACTTGCACTCGCGCATCTTCTAGACTGATAAAGGAGTTTGCCGAAGCTATTACGCTTCCATCCTCCACAATGATTGTAATCGCCATGATTCCACCCTTTTAATGATTGTATGGTTATTATACATCTTAACGCCAGATAAAGAAAAACCCCGCATTAGCGAGGTTTGTTGTACATTTCGTTGATTCTTTCCATCATATCGCGGATTGGTTTAACATCATCATTTCTCTCTTCGATATAGCTGCCAATATGATTTACATAACCATCAAAGCAGTATTGACACCTTAGCAACCCAAAGAAGTGCCTACCAGTCGCATTGCAAGATTGGCACTCATTTTTTATTACCGACAATCTTAGCTTTGAATAAGACCCAACTCTATCCCGTGAGCTAGGTTTATTTTGCTCAAGCCTCTTTCTAAACTCTGCTAGTTTGTACATTTATCTATCCTTAATCTTCATTATAAAGCATTTCATAAAGCATCTTGTCCATATTTTCAGATATGTAATCAAGCGATACGTTTTGCATAAACACGATTGTGTCTTGAGACTCTAACCAGTCTCTACTTTCAAAGTAATCAATGTCACCATATGAAAGTTGGTTAAAGATTTTATGCACATACTCATCATCAAGACCGCAACAGTCCCAAACAATGCCGATAGCGTTAAATCCACCTCCATACCTAGCTGTCTGGATTCGAATGTCTATGTCAAAACTTCCGTTTAATATTACTGTGCCTTCTTTGTTAATTTTCACAATCCATCCTTAAATTTAAACAATAGTATTCATTAGAGGCTTTGGGTGATACATCACTTAAAATCATTAAGATAAGTACCAGATAACCACTTTTGCTATTTTCAAACACCTACTCGATATGCGAAACAGTTTTTAGAGATGTCGCTC